AAGTTCGATCTGGGCAACAACTTCACCATCCCGGATCTGACCATCGGCCCGCGCTCGATGCCGAACCAGTACGAGGTGCCGGGCACCGAAGTGCCGGACGAATGCGTCGATTACGGTCTCGAAGGCTTCATTCCGCAGGACGATGTCGACCAGGCGCAGGCTCTGCGCGCCATGAACCAGTCGGTCATCGACCCGCAGATGCTGCAGACCGAGGTGCTGACCGACGTCGTGCTGCTGGCCCGCGAGCGCCGGGCCGCGAACATCGTCTTCAATCCGGCCAACTATCTGCCGGGCCTGACGCTCGATCTCTCGGCCGGCGGCGGCGCCCAGCAGTTCGACGACTTCGCGACCAGCGACCCGATCGAGACGATCAGCAACTACCTCGACAGCTGCGTCATCCGGCCGAACACGCTGGTCTTCGGCAAGGCGTCCTGGTCGCCGCTGCGCCGCCATCCGCGGATCATGAAGGCAGTCAACCGCGATGCCGGCGACACCGGTGCGGCGACGCGCGAGCAGGTCGCCGAGATCTTCGAGGTCAACCAGATCCTGGTCGGCGAGAGCTGGGTCAACCTCACGGCCAACCGCGCCAATCCGACGCTGGCCCGCACCTGGGGTGCCCACATGGCCGGCCTCTTCATCAACCCGGCCGCCGCCAAGACTATGGGGCTCACCTGGGGCTTCACGGCCAATTATCGCGGCCTCTATGCCGGGGCGCTGCCCGATTTGCGCACCGGCGTTCGCGGCGGCTCCTGGGTCCGCGTCTGCCAGACCGTCAAGGAGATCGTCGCGGCGCAAGAGGCCGGCTTCCTCTTGACCAACTGCACCAGCGCCGCCGGGATCCCGGCTGGCGAGCCCGAGCAGAACTGATGACCGGCAAGCCGACCTATCTCGCCAGCGACGACAACGGCACGCCGATCCAGGTGCTGCCGTGCCGGCCGGAAGGCGGCTGGGTGGTCGGCTTGCCGGCTGCCGGCCCGTCCAAGCTGGTCGGGCCGTTCCCGGCCGCGACGCGGGTCGTGACGATCCGCGCCGTCGGCAGCGCCATCCTGTTCCAGCCGGGTGTCGACGACACCGTGACCGTTACCGTGCCGGCGGGCGATGTCGATGGTAACGGGCCGCATTACCTGCCGGCCGGCGGCTCGATCGACGTGGCGCTGATCACCGACCAGGCCGAGCCGGCGCTGACCTATCTCGCCGTGATCTCGGTCGCCGCTGCGGCCGGCACCGTCTATGTCAGCGAGCGCGGCTGATGGCGCCCTACATCACGCAAGCCGATTTGGTCGAGCGCTTCGGGACGGCGCAGATCCTGGAGCTGTCCGACCGCGACAACACCGGCTCGATCGATGCCGGCCGGGTCGCCCAGGCGATCGGCGATACCTGCGCCCGGATCGACGGTTATCTGGGCGCTCGCTACACGCTGCCGCTCGCCACCTTGCCGGCCGCGATCCCGCCGCTCGCCTGCGACCTCTGCCGCTACATCCTGGCCGAGCGGCCGACCGACGAGATGCGGGACCGCTACCAGGATGCCATTGCCTGGTTCGGCAAGGTGGCCGAGGGCAAGTTCGGCCTCGGCCTCGACCAAACGGGCCAGGAGCCGCCCGCAGCGCCGACCGGTGTCCCGCAGTTCACGACGGCGCCGCGCTATCTGACGCGCGAGAACCTGCATGACTTCGTGAGGCCGCCCCGATGGCCGTAATCGCGACGATCGAGGACAGGATGGTCGCGGCGTTGCGATCGGCCTTCGACAACAAGGTCAAGGTCGAGACCGTCCCGGCCGAGATCACCTCCGACGAATGGACCCAGCGCCTGCGCGCCGGCACCGCGATCTATGTCGCCTTCATCGACGCCGGCACCGACCAGGCGCCCGGCACGGAGCGGCTGGTCGGCGACTTCGCGGTCTATATCGTCAGCGAAAGTGCCGGCAAGGAAGTGGTGCGCCGGCGCGGCAACGACATGCGCCAGGGCGCCTATCTCATGATCGAGATCGCGGTGCCGGCCATCCACAACCTCGCGGTACCCGGCATCGGCACGCTGCAGCTGGTCCAGGTCAACAACCTCTTCAGCGAGGGCTTCGACAAGCTCGGCATCGCCGTCTACGGCATCCATTTCCGCACACAGCTGGCCTTCGACCAGATCGCCGCCCTCCAGGACTTCCTGCACTTCGCCCCGCAGTTCGGGCTGCCCGACCAGACCGAGCCGCCGACCAGCCCGCTGCCGCTGCCTGACGACGCGGTGGCACTCAGCGGCCAGACCAACCTTCCGGGAGCCTCTTCATGACGATGATCAAGGTGATAGCCGCCGCGGGGCGGCGCGTGCGCGACCCCGCAACCGGCCGCGTCATCCCCGATGCCGGCATCGTGGTCGATGACACGGTCATCTACTGGCGCAAGCGGCTGAACCAGAAAGACGTCGTGAAGGCCCCGGCCGATGCGCCGTCCGCAGCGCCGGCACCGGCACCGCCCGCCGCTGCACCGGCTGCACCGGCCGTGTCGCCGCCGGCGGCGCCTGGCGCCAAACCCTCTCAGACCGGCACGCCCGCGGAGTAACGCGCCATGAGCATCTCTTTCGACAGCATCCCCGTCTCGATCCGGGTACCGGGCCAATACGTCGAGTTCAACAACTCCCAGGCCAATACCGGCTTGCCGGCGATGCCCTCCAAGATCCTCGTCCTCGGCCAGCGCCTGGCCGCCGGCGCGGTCAAGGCCAATGTCCCGACCCAGATCTTCTCGCCGGCACAGGCCGGCCAGGCGTTCGGCCGCGGGTCGATGTTGGCCAATATGCTGGCGGCGATCTACAACGCCAACAGTGTCACCGAGACCTGGGCGATAGCACAGGATGACAATCCCGCCGGCGTCGCGGCGACCGGCTCGATCCTCTTTGCCGGGCCGGCCTCGGCCGCCGGCACCTTCACGCTCTATGTCGCCGCCAATTCGGTGCCGAACTCGAACACGACCGTGCAGTTCGCTGTCCCGGCCGGCATGACCGCGGCGCAGATGGCGACGGCACTGGTGGCGGCGATCGCCGCCAACCCGGACCTGCCGATCACGGCGGCGGTCGACGCAACGACCCCGGCCAAGGTGGATCTGACTTGCGTCCATAAGGGGCTCTACGGCAACGACATCGACCTGCGCACGAGCTACTACGCCGGCGATGCGATGCCGGCCGGGATGACAGCAACGATCACGGCAATGGCGGGCGGTACGGCCAACCCTGACCTGACCGACACCATCATCGCTATGGCGGACACCTGGTACAACTCGATCGCCTTTCCCTATGCCGACCAGGCCTCGATTACCGCCATGGGCGCCGAGCTGCTGCGCCGCGAGGGGCCGCTGACCCAGATCCCTGGGCATGGCTATGGCGCCGTCGCCGGGACCGTCAGCAGCGCCGCTGCCTTCGGCATCACGCCGAACAGCAAATACTTCGACTATTTCGGCACGGTGCTGTCGCCGACCCACCCTTCCATCTGGGCGGCGGTCTCGGCCGGCGTGATCGAGTATTACGGCAATATCGACCAGGCTCGCCCGCTGCAGACGCTGCAGCTGCCCGGCATCCTGCCGCCGGCCGTGTCTGACCGGCCGGACTGGCAGGAACGCAACATGCTGCTGATGGACGGCATCGCGACCAGCAAGGTCGATGCCGGCGGCAATGTGCTGATCGAGCGCGCGATCACGACCTACATCACCAACCCCGAGGGATATCCGGACGCCAGCTATCTCGACGTCGAAACCCTGCTGACGCTCTATTTCCTGCGCTATTCGCTCAATGCCCGGATCGCGCAGAAATACCCGCGGATGAAGCTGGCGGCGGACGGCACGCAATTCGCGGCCGGCCAGGCCGTCGTGACGCCCTCGATCATCCGCGCCGAGATCATCGCCCTCTTCAGCGACTGGCAGTCGGCCGGCCTGGTCCAGAACCTGGACCAGTTCAAGTCCGCCCTGATCGTGCAGCTCGATCCGAACGACCCCAACCGGGTCGATGCCCTCATCCCGCCGCAACTGATCACGCAGTTCCGCGTCTTCGCGGCGCAGATCCAGTTCCTGCTCTAAGGAGTGCCCGATGCCCGGCCCCAATCAACGCACCGGCAAGGTCTACATCATCATCGACGGCGCCAGCATGGAGAGCATGGACGGCGCCAAGATGACCAATTGGGAAGGCCTTGAGCGCGACGCCGTCACCGGTACCAGCGTCTTTGGCTACATGGAGAAGGCCGCGGTCCCGACGATCGATTGCGAATTCGCCCATGGTCCGCTCATCGACATGGGCGCGATCTCCAACATCACCGACAGCACGATCCTCTTTGTCTGCGACAGCGGCCCGATCTACGCGCTGAACCATGCGTGGAAGTCCAAGGGCAGCGAGCTGACCGGCGGCCAGGGCAAAGTCGGCTTCCAGTTCCAGGCCAAGCAAGGCCTGCAGATCGCCTAATCGCAATCGCGGGCGCGGCCGAGCCCGTGCCACGCAAGGGGAAGATCATGACCACGACGACCAATGACGACGGTTCGACCACTGTCACGCTCTCGAAGCCGATCACCGGTCCCACGGGAGAGACGGTCACCGCGATTACGCTGCGCCGGCCGAAGGCCAAAGACATGCGGGCCATGGACAACGCCAAGGGCGAGATCGGCAAGAGCCTGGCGCTGGCCGGGCAGCTGAGCGGCATCCCGGCGCCGCTGCTCGACAATCTCGACGGCAGCGACTTCATCGAGCTGAGCGAGGCCGTCCAGGGTTTTCTCAAGCCATCCCAGGCAACTGGCGCGTAGTCGTCGCCGAGATCTCGGCCGTCCTGCACTGGACCAGGACCGAGGTCGAGGATCTCGATCCGGCCGAGCTGCGGGACACGCATGAGACAGCGATCGAGATTGCCAAAGTGCTGAGGGGTGGATGAGCGATCTCAAGCTCTCATTGTTGTTCGAAGGGATAGACCACGTCACGTCTGTGGCGCGGTCGATCTCTTCGGCCGTTACCGGCACGGGCCGTTCCGCGCTGCAGGCGGCGCGTGCCTCGGGACCGCTGACCAAGCTGACCGGCAATGTGGCCGAACTCGGCGTCCAGCTGCGCGGGATCAGCAACGAGCAGGATGGGCTCGATCAGACCTTCAAGAAGCTGAAGGGCATCGGCGATCAGCTGCAGCAGATCGCCCGCACCGGCGTCTCGGCCGCCGGCCGCGGATTGTCGGGGATCGGCAAGATGGCGGCCAAGGTGCCGGGTGCCGTCTCGTCGGCGACCGGCGGCTACGGCACGATCGCAACCGCGGTCGGCGGCGGCTTCGCGGCCAAGGAAATCCTCAGCGACAACGAGTTCTTCAACCGCCTCCGGATCAACAGCGGCTCATCGGTCGAGACGATCGACCGGCTGCGCGAGCATCTGCTCGACACGGCGCGGACCGCCCGGATCTCGACCGATGAGCTGAAGCAAGCCTTCGACGCGCTGCGCGCCGGCGGCGCACCGCTGGAATTCATCGACAAGAACCTGGACGTGGTCGGCGCCGCGATCCAGCGGCTCAATGGCCACGGCGCCGATCTCGGCGAGCTGTTTGCGAATTTGCGCAAGTTCGACGATCTGCAGGGGCCGCAAGAGCTGTTGCAGGTAATCGCAACCCTGAGCCTTCAGTTGAAGGGGATTCCGGGCGGCCTCGAAGCCTTCAGCGAGGCGACGGCACCGCTGCTCGCCCAATACCGTGAGATGGGCCATTCCGGACTCCAGGCGGTCAAGGAAATCGGTGCGGTCTATGCGACCATCGCGCCCGGCACCGCGACGCCGCGCCAGGCCCGCACCGCGACCGAGAATGTCCTGGGATTGGTCTCGAACCGCGAGAGCGGGCGTCAGCTGCAGTCGATGGGCGTGTCGGTCTATGGCCACACCTCCGAAGAGGCCGAGAAGAATTTCCAAGCGGGCAAGACGCTGCCGCTGACCGAGATCCTGCAGAGCCTGCTGAAGCAGTACCTCAAGGATCCGGCCGTCTTCGACCAGGTGCTGGGCAACACCTTCCGGCAAGACTTCAAGATCCCACTCGCGGAGACGAAGGAGAAAGGCTTCAGCCCGACGCTCAACAGCAAGCTCAGCGAGACCGGCGACCCGGCGAAGTTCCTGGCTCAGGCCAACGAGTCATCGCAGGGGCTGACCGGCAGCCTCAACTCGCTGAGCGCGACGCTGAAACAGGTCGGCGAAAACCTGCTCTCGACGCCTTTCCAGTTGCTCGCCGATGGCCTCAATCACTGCCAATGGGCGGCGACCGGGCTTATCATTGCTGTTGGCGGCCTCGGCGTCATCGGCACGGTCGGCAATCTCGTCGGTTCGGTGAACAGCGGGTTCTTGAAGCTCGGCATCAGTTTGCCTGGTGTGGTTCGATGGGCCTGGGCGCTAGTTCCGTCGCTTACTGGGATTGCGACTGGCCTCGCCGCCGCGTCCGAGACCGTCGCCGGCTGGCTCGCCTTCTCCCCGGCCTTGGCCGGCATGTTCACCATGCTGTCCGAGGGCTTCCTTGCTGTCGGGATCGCGATCGAGGCAACGCCGATCGGCTGGATCATCACGGGGATCGCGGCGATCGCGCTGGCGGCCTACCTGATCTACGAGAACTGGACGCCCATCAAGGCGTTCTTCGGCAAGCTCTGGACCGACGTCGTCCAGATCTTCGGCGGCCTTTGGGACATCATTGCCGGCCTGGTCACCGGCGACAGCGAGCGCGCGACGAAGGGGATCACCAGCGTCTGGAGCGGCATCAAGAGCTTCTTCAGTGACCTGTGGAAAGGCCTCTTCGAAGACTCTCCCATCGGCTACCTCGTGGCACCCTGGATCGCGCCGATCGGCCTCATCATCGAACACTGGTCGGCGATTACGACTTGGTTTTCCGGGCTTTGGACCTCGATCGAGACCATCGCCCAGGGTGCCCTCAAGGTCTTCACCGGCCTCTTCACCGGCGACATGGGCACGGTGGTCGACGGTCTGAAGGAAATCTGGCAGGGCTTCGCCGATTTCTTCTCCAAGATTTGGCAAGGCGCCGTCGACACTGCCCAATGGGCAATCGATAAGATCTCGTCGATCGGCGATCTGCTGCCCGACTGGATGAAGGGCGACGATGCCAAGAAGCCCGGCGCCCAGGTCGGCATGAAGAAAATGGGCGGCGGTCTCGCTCCGCAAGCTCTGCCGAGCGTGGGCGCGCCGGCCGTGGCATCGCCGGCGCCTCGCCCGATCGCGCCGGCGCTGCCCGTCATGCCGCAGCCGATCCCGGCGGCTGCCACTGGAGCCGGCATTCCGATGCCGGCGAATTTGAACATTCCAGCGCCTGGACAATCCGCTCGAGCCGGTGGGCAGGACAAGCGCAGCGGTGCCACCTCCGACTTGATGGAGTATTTCGAGAGCCAAGGCTGGTCACATGCCCAGGCTTCCGGGCTCGTCTCGAATTTCACGGTCGAAAGCGGCTTGCGCCCAAACGCAGTGG